AGTAGTAGTAAAATATCATTACCAAATGGAAGTTTTCAAAACACAATCCTTTCCGTTAGTGCTTGGATTAATGTAAGCAATACCAGTTCAACAAGAACAATTATTGAAACATACGGATATTCAGGAAGCAGTAAAGGGTGGTTATTTAGATTAATATCTGGTAAATTACAATTTGATGGTTATAATGGAGACCCAGCATCAACTGTTTTAAGGTCAAACGAATCGATTCCATTGAACACTTGGACTCACGTTGCGGTAGTTTTTTCTGCTAATACAACAGGAAAACTATATATAAATGGTTCAGAGGTTACTTATGCAACGCAAACTGTTGGCACAGTAGGTTATATAAGTAATGAAGCGGTAAATATAGGTGCTTTACAAGGAACCGGTGTTTCTGCTCAAGATTATTTTATTGGCTCAATAGACCAAGTAAGAATATTTTCCTCTGCCCTTACAGCAAGCCAAGTCACAGAACTATACAACGAAAAGCCTTGTGCTGATACGTCTAACTTTAAAGCGGTGTTGTATGAGGGGAATGGAAATACAACTTACCCTACTTATATATCTAATGTAGGGATGGATTTGGAAACTAATGGAGGTTTGGTTTGGGCAAAATCAAGCTCTACTTCCTATAATCATTTGTTAATGGATTCCGTAAGAGGCACAACTTCTTTAACTTCAAATGATACTACTGCCGAAAGAACTAATTATAATAGGTTTCAGAGTTACGAAGCTAATGGATTTATGATATTAGCTAATAATGCTGCTGACTTATATAAAATTAATAGGGTTAGTGAAGATTATGTAGCGTGGGTATTTAAGGGCGGTGGAGATGCGGTATTAAACGAACAAGGTAGTATCGATAGTCAGGTTAGTGCTAATACAGAAGCTGGGTTTAGTATTGTGAAGTGGACAGGAGATGCAACTTCTAACCCAACAGTCGGACACGGATTAAATCAAGAGCCTGACTTATATATAGTAAAAGAACTTGACAATGGTACTGCTAGTTGGTTAGTTGGTGGTAATAGCACTTTATTTCCTGAAACAGCCACAACTGCAAGTTTTTTAAGGCTAAACACAACTGATGATATTGACCAAACAGGAATAGCTTCATTTGGTAATAGTGGAGATGATTTAATTAAAGTAGGTGCAAGAACTAATAATGGAGAAGATTCAATCGCCTACTGCTTCCATTCAGTTGCAGGATATAGTAAGATTGGGAGTTATGCCGGAACAGGAACGACAACTGGAAATGTTGTTACCGTAGGATTTGAGCCTAGATTTTTACTTGTCAAATCAACAACATATGCAGGCACAAATTGGATAATATTGGATAAAGCAAGAACCCCGAATAATCCAATGGAAAATGACCTAAACCCAAATTTAGCAAACGCTCAACAAACAGGAACGGGGAATAACTATCCGCAGGCAACTACAACAAGCACTACCTTCCAATGCAATACAACTGACAGCTCTATAAATGGCGGTGGCCAAACATACCTTTATCTAGCAATAGCTTAAACATTAATAATAAATAACACATGAAATTACCTAAAAATGGCATTTAAATAAAATAAATTATGGATGTAATAATAATAATTATAGTAATGGTAGCGGTATTAATAGTACTAAACATGGTAGTAGCTATTATGCTTGCAAAAAAAGGATTTACTAAAGATGACAACAATAACATGATACCCGACATCTTAGAGGATAAATTTGAATCAATGAAGGCAGATGTGTCCCAAAGAGTAGATCGTGTAGGAGAAGAGCTTAAAGACGTTTCTAAAGCTATAAAAAACGTGGGTAAGCAAATCACTCATGTACCAAAAGCTATGTCAGGTAAAAAAAGATCAGGGACAAAATCTTTTAAAAAATAAAATATGTACGTTTGTAATACATCCGCGGGGTATATTAATGTAAATTATATTTATGTTCAACCTAAAAACAGAAACATTGACTGACTTAAAGATCTATGCTTTGAATTTGGGAGCAGTTGCAACATCAATGACTAACATTGATGTTACTCTTAAAATTATAGCAACTTTAGTAGCTATTGGGTATACTGTTCATAAGTGGTACATAATGTATGGAAAGAATAAGTGAACATGTCTCGTACCGTGAGGGAGTTAAATCAAATACCGCTACAAGGTTAAATATTAATAATACTCCTGACTCATATGCCCTTAGCAACATGAGTGCTGTATCTATACAATTATTTGAGCCATTAAGGCGATGGGTTGATGGACCCATCAAGATTAATTCATTTTACAGATCTGAAGATTTAAATAAAGCTATTGGTGGTAGTTCACGTAGCCAGCATTGCCAAGGTCGCGCTATTGATATTGACGATACTTTTGGCCATAAGTCAAATGCAGAAATGTTTAATTATATAAAAAACCATTTAAACTTTGATCAAATTATTTGGGAGTTTGGAGACGATAATAATCCAGACTGGGTGCACATGAGTTTTGTATCATCTAATGAAAACCGAGGACGAGCTCTAAAAGCTTACAGGGTAAAAGGGAAAACTAAATACAAAGAATATGAGTAAGGTAAAAAAGAAGTTTGGCCAAACTACGGTAGGTCGTATACTTAAAGCTTCGGTTGGTCTTATAAACCCAACTCTAGGAAAACTAATTCAAGGTGATATGTCAATTGAGCAAGTTGTATCCTCCATAAAAAATTCTGACGCTCCCGTTGAAGATAAAATAAGAGCCCAGGAGATGGTTCTAGAAGCATATGAGGCAGAGGTAGCCGACCGTGCTTCGGCTAGACAAAGAGAAATAGCAGCATTAGCGTCTGGTTCTAATGATATATTATTTAAGACTGTAGGGTGGGGTATTACTTTATGTTTTATAGGGGTAATAGCTGGAGCTATAGGGTTGTGGGAAGTACCAGAAGAATCCCAAAGATTATTTGACATGGGCTTTGGTGCTGTAGTTGCAGCATTTACTCAAGTAATTGGATATTACTTTGGTTCATCAGCTGGTAGTAAACAAAAGACAGATTTGATAAATAACAACAATGTAAATGAATCTTAATTCTACAAACATTAAAACTAAAGTTAAAAGACCAGGAGTTCATTCTAAAAATAAGACCTCCTCGTTAAAATCTTCCAAAAACTACCGCAAACTTTACCGAGGACAAGGGCGTTAAAATATTTGTATCTTTATATCTAAATTAAATTTAATTAAATGGATATAAGGAAAATATCTGTGGGACCTGATTATAAGTCAGGAGCGATGCATTACTTGGTCGGTCAAGAAGTATTAAATGGAAGTCATTTTATACATCTTATACAGTATGACATCAACACGGATTCTATAAAAATATGGATTCAAAGAAATGATGAAATTATATTATGGAAAGAATTTACCTCTCCTATGCCTATATCTATTGAATACAACATTAACTTTTAATGAAGTCTCCGTTTTATTTTATTGTAAAGCCTTTTAAAGGAAAAAGGTATAACAACACAAAATCAATCAGCGGTATTGAATTTATAACTAGCAGCTCTGAAGAAGATTATACGGTAGCAAACCGAAAGGGCATTGTTACAGAAATACCATTAAACTACAAAGGTCCTATTAAGATAGGCGATATACTTTTAGTACACCACAATGTATTTAAATATTATAACGACATGAAGGGTCGACAGCAAAGCGGTAAGAGTTATTTTAAAGATGATTTATTCTTTATCGATAACGACCAGTTTTACATGTATAAGCAAGATGGTAAGTGGCACAGTCACGATAGGTATTGTTTTGTTAAGGCTGTTAAAAAGCAAGATTCATTTATGTTCAAGCGTGGCAATGAGGAGCCGCTTATGGGAGAGATGGTATATCCAAACAAGTACTTACTTTCACATGGTGTAACTGCGGGGACGGCTGTAAGTTTTCAGCCAGATAGTGAATATAAGTTTGAGGTCGATGGTAATAAATTATACAGAATGTTTGATCACCAAATTACTATGAAACTATGAGTTCAGAACAATTAAAATTACAGATTATTCAAGCGGGGCGAAAAGCAGTTGAACAGCTTATTAAAGTAGCCAAAGAAGATATAATAAAACCAGATCCAGAGGATGAGTTAGCGGCGGATAGATTAAAAAACGCCGCGGCCACGAAAAAACTTGCAATATTTGATGCTTTTGATATATTGAATAAAATAGATGTTGAGCAAGAAAATATAACTATTAATCAAACTAATGGGGACAAGATCCAAACTAAACAAGGGTTTGCCGAGCGACGATCAAAATAGATTGTTTTATGTGGTAAAAAATCTTGTTACTAATTCTGTGCTTTTAAATAAAAATAAAGCAAAGACTTGGGTTTACGGCTATAATGAAAAGTATGATATGGTTGTCATTACTAAGTCAGGTCAGATTGGACAAATAGTTAATATTAATGGATTAAACATTGCTCTCCCTAAAGAGCCTAATAAAGTTGAGAAAAGATCTGACACTAAAAACAAACAGTATTGGGAAAGAAAAGAATTGCCTAAAGAACTCAATCGAATACCTTCTATATTTCAGTGGAATGAGATGGCAAGTGTCTTTAAAAACAGATGGGTTGATTATATTGAACAAGAGTTTGACCGTAGAGATGACGGACATTGGTTTTATAATAATGGCAAACCTACATACATCACAGGTTCTCATTACATGTACCTTCAGTGGACTAGCATTGATGTAGGATATCCCGATTTTAGAGAAGCCAATAGAATATTTTTTATTTTTTGGGAGGCATGTAAAGCAGACAAACGTTCGTTTGGATTAGTATATCTTAAGATTAGAAGATCTGGATTTTCTTTTATGGGATCATCAGAGTGCGTTAACACTGGAACCCTTGTAAAAGATTCTAGAGTTGGTATATTGTCAAAGACAGGATCGGATGCAAAAAAAATGTTTACTGATAAAGTTGTT